TAGTTTGTTGTAATTCTTTATTTGCTTCATAGTTTATTTTCTTTTTTTCTTTATATCCATTTTCATAATGTAATTTTGCTCTCTCTCTATTTTTAATTTTAAACTCCTCTTTATTTTTAGTTACATTATGATAATAATTCGTTTCACGAATCCTCTTATTTTTGTAATTGATTAAAACTCTTGCGATTTGATCGGCGGTGAGATCCATATTGTCTATATATTATATATAGATTTTAATTTTTAAGTATTTTACGAAATCTATTCCAACCAAATAATATCTCTTGGTAAGTTCATTTTATAACAATAATAGAAACAATCGAAATTACAATCACTTTTATAATTTTCGGGAATTTCTCCATCTATTAATTTTTTAAACTGAATTCTTTTCCTTGGTATTATGATTTGTAATCTTTCATCTGTATTTTTAAAGTTTTCTCTCAAATAAGATGTGTGAATTTTTGGAGAGGGCATGATTAAAATAAAAGGTTTATCTAATTCTTTTAATCTATTGATAATCTCTTTTGATTGAGAAAAAGGTGGATTACTTACTAATATATCTCCTTCATTACTTTCAAAAAAATCATTATCATTATGAATGACTTTAAAACCAAGTTCTTGTAAATATTCTCCACTTTTACCATCACCCATAAATGCTTCCCATATAACTTTATCTTTTGGTATGTATTGTTGTATATTTTCCCACGCATATTTAGGGGTCATATAATCATCGTGCTTTGAAAATGTTTTTGTGTGAAATCCAGCCATATTTATAATAATAAATATATATTTATTTATCTTAAATTATCCACATTAAAAAGTGGTTAGGGTAAAATCTTTTCTCGGCACATTTTGAAACCCACTCATCAAAATAAAATAAATCGAACATCTACCCCAACCACTTTTTTATTTTCTTTGTCTAATATGAAAACATACAACACTTTTAGCTGTAAGTGCAGTACATAATGTTTCATTTTCATAAACAAAATCAACATCAAAACTATTAATAAGTATTTCATCAGTATTATTTAGTGCTAAATATGTCTTTTCGTGTGGTTCAAAATATAAACCTCCAGTTTCATTACCACTATTATCAAAACGAGGTAGGTGTGCTACTATCTTTGAAGTTGTCCCTTGTCGAGCATTAACAGAGGTTTGAGTGAAATTATTTAATCGAATAAATAATGAAATATTACTAATCAATTTTGGAACACTAGCACTTTTATTTGTAGTAATTAATTTAGATGTTGCTACCGGTTCGCTCACTCCTTGCCCTTCAAAACCTAATAGACGAGATGAAGAGCATTCATTCGTGCTATCACGATAAGCAACACTTTTAACAGTAATAAAAACACTACTATAATTGTCCATACCTTTACTATCTATGCCTTGAGGTGCTAATACTGTAACAAAATTAGCATCATTCCATGGTCTCTTCTCTAATGCTAAACATAGTGCAGTTTGGTTATTTTCTTGCGACCAACCCCACCAATCATAATCACTATATCTAGTATCAGTATAAATAGGATAATTAGGATAATGTGTAATAGAATCTACTGAAAGAGATTTACCACCAGCAGCACCACCACTAGCAGCACAGACGGGATACATCGCCCATTCAGTAGCATTAACAGCATTTAAATGCTCGTTTTTAGTAGCACCCGCTGCTTTAAGAGTTGTATAATCAGCAAGTATATAATATTTTTTATCAGTAGAGTGATAAACCTCGATTTTCATTAATTCATTATTTAATGTAAATTTAACATTTTCATAATCGTCGGCATCACCAAGATTAGGGAAGTTAGTGTTATGACCTCCATAATAAATTATCTCATTCATGTAAATTCCATTAGCACCAAAGTTAGTCCCCGCTGCTCTGCTATCAGTTCCCGACTGAAATACACGAAGTTTTCCCTCAACACGACATACAGCAAAATCAGCATATCTATATTGACCTTCTTTTAATCTCCCCGTTACAATTGTACCTTTAATTCTACTAAAATCAAAATATGCTGGGAGATATGCGTAGTCAGCACCACCAATATCTATAGGTTCATTAATTCTAGATAAACCACACATCCAAGGTCCAGTATTAGCACCAGCAATCGAATAAATTACTTCACCTCCATTTTGAGCGATTGGATATTCTCTATTCTGCACATAAAAACCCGCTTTATCGGTAGATGTTACAACACCCGCTGCTTGTGTAAAATTATATGAATTATTTTTAGATATATCACTCCAAGTAATATTAGCAGCACCGAGAGTCGTTAAAGCAGCGTCTTCTTGTGTAGATACAAATGTAAAACCTTTAAACTGTAAAGATGTGCTATCATATTCCGGAGTTACCTTAATTGAACTTTCAAAACTAGCACCCTTCGTTCTAATTAAACTGGGGTGAAAAGCACACGCGTCCACTCCTTTTTGTAGATCAGCAGTCATATCTTCAATATTTCTTTCATTTCTACCACCAGCACCAAAAGCTTCACCCGCACCAACAACACCTCTAAAAGGTTGAGTAGTGCTACTATCAAGGTCTTCTATTTCTTCACCAGCAGCAATTTTTGTTGCATCAGTTCCAATAGGAGTACCAAAATAATGACAGAAATCGGCATTAGTTCTATCTAAAACAAATAGACCATTTTTATTAATTTTAGCACTTTGTAAAGCTATTTCACTATTAGGTGGTATTCTCATAGTATTAAGTAATCTATTTTGATAGGAGTAAGGTTTAAAAGCATCACTAAACTCGGGATTGTTTTCTTGGGCAACATTAGAGGTAATCACTAAACTCATTTTATAATAAAATAATATATTTTTTTTATCAAAATAAAATTAATAAATATATTATTATATATGACTAAAAAATCAAAGAAAGTTAAAAATGTAAAGGTAAAACCGATAACTAATCATGATGAAATACAAATCGATATAAAAAAAATATTAGATCAAGAAAAAAAAATAAAACCCGAAAAAATATTCGAAGGTTTTAAAACTAAAACTAAAACAAAAAATAAAAAGAAATATTAAATTTATTCAATATCACATTCATCATCACTACTATCATATTCAACAGCATTCCATTCATCTTCATCATCCTCATCATAATTATAATTATATTGTTGTTTTTCATTCCATTTATTTCTTGCATCTTCTAATGATGGTAGAAATACAAACATTTTTCTTTGTTTTTTATATTGAATTCTTTTTTCATCATATAAATCACAAATACAGTGTTTTTCTATATCTCTCCAAAAACTACTATTATCATACTTTCTACTATTATATGTTTGTCTATCATAACAACTAAACAACCATTCTTTTTCATAAACAACCTTTTTTTCTTTTTTCCTATTTTTAACTGTATAACCATATGTGGTAGTATTATATTCACCCACAACTTCTAAAGTTTTATTCCATTCAATAAAATTATCGCCAAATTGAAAACCACCTTTTCTCAAAACACTATTCCACCATACTTTAGGACTATTCCAATTGCGTTCTACTTGGTCTTGTAATAATTTTGTTTTCTTAAACATTCGTGCTTTAAAATTAGAAATATCACGATTGTATAAAATATTTGCGAATGCTTCACAAGATACATTTTCTATTTCTGTGAAATATTCTTCACTTTCTTTTGTTGTTCGTCCAGCCTTAGCATTATCAAGTTCTAAACAATAATGTCTTCTATCATCTTCTGTTGTACCAGCAAACCAATCATTATTAGTTGTAATAATATAATTTGCATAACAATCAATAACATAATTTTCTTTATTCTTTTTATTAATTGTTTGTTTGGTTTCAGTAACTTTATTTTTAATTATACCTTCCATTTTTTTATCACCACCCCAAAATGCTTCATCAAGATTAATTAATATCTTACCTTCTAATTGTCCGTTAAAATCACCAAATAAAAAGTTTGCATTACTGTTTTGTGCATAATGTGTATCACCAATAATATTACCTAATTTTTTTAGTACAATACCTTTACCACCACCTTGTTCACTCTTTAAAGCTAAAACTACTCCAGTTTTTTCATAAGGTTTTTGTAATATGTGTGCAAAATAATTCATAATATAATTATAGCTTTCATCATCACCTTTACACCAAATATTTTTGATATGATCCAAAAGTGGCTTTGCTTCAATTTCATCATATTTTTTAGAATCTTCTTTACTAACTTTATAACCATTCCAAAGATTAAATATATCTTCATTTTTTCTATCTCTTGGGTCAAATCCAATTTCCATTACTTCTTTTCTATCACTCCATTCACACCACAATTTAAAAGGGTCTATATTAATTGTTTTCTTTTTTTCATCATCATCATCATCATCATCATCTTCAATATAAGTAAAACTAAATTTTTCTTTTAAAAAATGATCTTTTGTTTTCATGGTATTTTTACAATACCAACACGGTATAGAAACTGTTTCATCAATTGTTATTCCATCAAGTTTATATTTTTTAATAATCTTTTTATCAAGTATAATATATTCACCAGTTATTCTTACAAAAATTAATCTATTATTCATTTCTTTTAACATTTCTTTTTTTGCATTCTTAATACCTTTACCATATTTAATATCAACTAAATTATCAGTAAATATTTGTTGTAATGTTTTCTTTTTTTGAGGTTGATATTTAGTTTTTAAATTTCTTAAAAAAGTTAATCCAAGTTTATTACCAGTTCTTTTTTTCCATCTTTTCCAATTACTTTTGATTAAATCAAAATCATAATTTTCTTTATCTTTTTTACTCCAATTAAGATATAAACCACTTCCAATATTATCACCTTCAGTAACATTACATACAGCCATACCAATTTTAATCCATATATCATATTCATAACATTCTGCTGGTAATATATCGAGAATAGATTTTATTTCACCAACATCATAAGTATTTGGTATTGATTCAAAAACCATTTCATCATTATTAGGTTTAGGTGAAACTGGTGGACTACTTGGTGGTGAATTTTTAAAATTCATTTTATTACAATCAAAATATTTCTTAATATCAGTCCAATCATATTCTTTAATTGTTCCTGTAATAATTCTATCTTTAGTTTCCCATATATTATTTTTCTTAATTAAATCAACATCTATATCTTGATTGATATGAATTTTTTGTTGATTAGAGTATTTATCAATATTCTTAATTTTAATATAATAATGAGATCCTTTCTTTGTATTAGTAAAAGCTACATTATCATTATTTAGTAATTCATAAAATTCACAATTTACTTCATGTGTATCATAATCAACAACATATAAATCCGGTACATATTTTACAGCAAGTGATAAAGTATTATGTGATTGATTACCACGATTTTTTTTAATATCATCAATACTTAAATTATTCTTTTCACCAGTTGGGATTTTACATCCCTTACTATTATAAGTAATATTAATATATCTGTAATATGCTTTATTGTCGTTATCTTTTTCAATAGATTTAAAAAAGGTTTCAACATTCATCTTTGATATATTATGGCTCATATTATTATTCTTAATATTATTTATCAAATTGTTTTTAAGTGTTTTTTTTCTATTCATTTATACTTTAACATAGAAAATAATTTTGATGAATTAACGCAAAATTAAATACTTAAATATCTAAAAAATATAATAACTTAAATATAATCTTTAATTATACTTAAAATAATAGATAAATAGAGTATATAATCATTAATTATACCATTATTACTACTTAAAGAAGTAATAATTTTAAAATATATACTCTTTAAACCCTTATTATACTACTTAAAGAGGTATAATAATAGATTATAGACATAATAATAGATAATTAATATATATTTTATCTATATTATATTATAAATGAATAGAAAAAACTACTTAAAGATAATTTATTTTATATATATAAGATAATAGAAAATAAAAACAAAAAATTTGAAATTTTATTATTAAATTTGTAGTATCAAAAAAAAAAGAGCAATTATGATTACTGAGAGTTTTGAAATCTTTTGTGATAGATATCATAAGAAACAGCATCTACCGGATGACCTTATAACATACATTATGAATATGAATACCTTACAAATAAAAGAAGAACATAAAGAAAAACATAAACAATTATTTATGAATGATTTTATTAGATTTATGGATGTTATATTATCTAATTTGGAATATGTGATAGATCCAGAAGGCGATGATGGCTGGACTGATAATTGTATAATAGAATATACACTTGAAAATAGAATGGAAGACGGTGGATTTGAAGTATGGATGTATGAAAGATGGGATCTTAATTTAAAATTATACAAAGATGAAGATGGAATTGAATATAATTCTCTTTATTATGCTCTCTTTGATTATTCAAAATAATAATTACTAAAATATTTAAAGTTAATTTCTATTATATTATATAGATAAAATGATATATAACGGATCTAATGGATCACTTAACTTATATTATAAAGGATTACTTATTAGTTCATTTGCATTAACTAAAAATAAAACATTTGATAGATATGAATATCAAGGAGAATATATAATATTAGAATCTATGAAACAAGGATTTAAAATAAAACAAATTACAATTACATTAATTAATTTTTGCGATTTAATATATTATAGGAAAAATAAAAAACAATCTATAAGAAGAAGCGACCATGAATTTTTCATATCTTGTTTATTTGGATTACTTAAACTTAAGATAATAGATAATGATGAATCTAATGGTTATTTAATTTGTCCTAAAAAGAAAAATGTTTAATACTTTTTTTTTGTATATCTTTCGTAATTCTTTCTTGTATTTATTGCAGCTTGTCTTGTCTTAAATTCTTTATTAACAAATTTCTTTTTATCGAGGTTATACAACTTAAACTTATCACCTTCTTTAATTATTTTCCACGGCATTTATATTATCTAATAGATTTTTTAATGGTTTGATATTTTTTTGCTCTATATCAACACAATCAGTAAATTCATCTTTACCTCTATCACATCTTCCTCTTTTACATATTTTATATTCAGTACTTTTATGTTCCCAACCATATATACCATCATTACATTTCCATAAATAAAATATTCTTAAAAGAGGACATTTCTTTAATATTTCATCTCCTTTTATTAATTTGTTATTACCAAAAAATAATGATGGGTGTTTATCATGATTAATTCTTCTTGTCTTTACTTCAATAATATAATCTTCATTATATTTATCGAACTCGTAATATTGTCCCATCTCGGGATTTTTTCTTGATCTTAATAATGTACCAAATTGCTCTTCTAAAATACTATGTATTTCTTCTTCACTTTTAAATCCAAAGTTTAAATCATTATTTTTAATGTTATTCATTTATAGTATAACATTAGATTTTAATTTTAATAAAAAAGAGCAATTTAATTTAATCTTTCAACTGCTCCATCAAATATATCTTTATCTTTTTCAATACCAATAAATTTTCTATTCATATTCTTACAAGCAACTCCAGTTGAACCACTTCCCATTGTAGGATCAAGAACTACATCTCCTTCTTTAGAATAATATTTTAAAATCCATTCCATTAATGCAACTGGTTTTTCGGTTGAATGTTTTCCTTTTGTTGATTTAATTTCTAACATTGAATTTGGTAGTGGTGGGTCGTAAAATTTTCCACGATAATTGTTTCTTGTTCCATCATCATTTGCTGGTTGATTTATTTTTACATCTCCATATAAAGTGTCTTTTAATTTTATTTCCATCATTTCGGGTTGCTCTTTAACAATTGATACTGGTAGTGGTGGGTCGTATTTTTGTTGATGGTCTTTTTTATCTTTACTTATTTTTATTCTTCCTTCTTTACCTCCGCCATAAGTATTTTTATTAACATCATATTTACATAATTCTTCTTTAACAATTGATACTGGTAGTGGTGGGTCGTAATTAGTTCCATGAACATTTCCAATAGTTCCTCCTTTCATATCTCCATATAAATCTCTATCTTTACATTTAGATATTTGTGTTTTTTCTTCTTTAACAACTGATACTGGTAGTGGTGGATCATAACCTTTAACACCATTATTATAATAACTAAATTTACCATAACATTCATTACCTTTATCCCCAAGAGTTTGCCCTTCTGCTATTTCTTCTTTAATAACTGAATTTGGTAGTGGTGGTTCATAACTCTTCCTTTCACTTTTTACATTATCGCCGTAAATATGATCTCCTTTTTTTACTGGTGGTCTTGGTTTTAAAAACTTATGAGTATGAGAACTTAAATCATAAAAAGGAAGTTTTTCATAAAAAACATATATCATCTCATGCTTTCTCATCGGCATCTTCTTTGCTGATAAGAATCCAGCTGGTGAACTCTTGACCCATACTATATCATATCTAAAATGACATTTCTTCGGTGCTGATGTAATTAGTTCAACACCAAATTTAGTTGTTGTTGTGAAAAATATTGGAGTATGTAATTTCTTAATTCTCATAATTTCTTTCCAAAATAATTGTAAATCTATTTTACAATCCCACTTACAACTCGTTTGTCCATAAGGTAGATCACAGAATATTAAATCAATTGAATCATCTTTTAAATCTTTCATTTTTTCTAAACAATCTCCATTAAATATTTCCATATATTATGTATTAGAAAATAAAAAGAGCAATTTTAATCAAAACTTATGATAAATGGATTTTGTTTTGTTTTATGTTTTACTTGTAGATTATATATGTATTGTTTTTTTATTATTTTATTTTGATTTATTTCTTCTTCTATTTCTTCACTAATTATTGGATTGATATGATTCTTACAATAAACACTTAAATTATAAAATCTACAAGCTCTTCGTACACTTGGTAAATCACCCCACATATAAATTTTCATAATATCATCATAAGGATCATTTTGATTTTCATATGGTTCACTATCAAATATATAATTATTTTTCGCCCACTTGATTATCTTTTTAGCATTAAACATAATATCTTTTTTTTTTTGTCTTGTTGGTCTTTGTTTTTTTGATGGATTTTTTAAATGCTCTTTTAATTCAGTACAATTCTTAATTTTATCATTATATATTACATTTTCAATATATTTATCAACATTACTTACTATTCTACCTTTAGTTAATTCATCATCAATTATTACTCCAAGTTTTGTAAATAAATTAATTAAGTCTTTCTTTGAATGCGATTTATCAATAATCATTTTTTTATAATATATATATTATTTTTATTTTATCTTATATACTTAAAGATGCCATATCAAACTGGAGAACTTAAAGGAAAATTAACAACACCGGAAATAAGAAAACTAATAAAAGCCCATAATGTATTAGTGTCTATTAAAATACCAAAAGGTGCTAAAAGAGATGATATTATTGCTCTTATTAAAAAAAATGGATATGAAATAAATCATGAAAAACAAGCACTTATACCAAAGGTTGAAATGAAAAGAAAACCCAAAGTAGATATGAAGAAAGCAGATAAAGTATTACCTAAACCAAAAACTAAAGAAGAAAAAGCAGCATCTAAGAAAGTAAGAGATCAAAAGAAGAAAGAGAAAGAAGATAAAATTAAAGCAGAAGGAGTTAAACAAGGAGCAGCACTTCAAAGAGTTATAGCAAAAAGAAAGAAAAATACTACATCAAAGAAAGAAGATGAAGTAAGACCAAAAAGTAAAATAGGGAGACCAAGAGTTGATCCAACAAAAATAAAAGTGATTAAACCAAAGAAAAAAGAAATGTATAGAAAAAAAATACTTAAAAATAAAAATATAAGTAATAATAAAAAGGATATGGATTTTAAAATTGGAGATACATACTCATTCAAAATTAAAACTAAAGAGTTTATAGGAATAGCTACAAAAATAAATGATAAAAGTGTTACTATGTTATTAAGATGGGTTAATGATAACACTATCAAAAAACCAATTAAAAAAGAAGATATTATTGAAAGAGTCGGTGGAACTGATTATGATGAAGATTTAATGGAAAGATATAATGGTATAAGATAAATAATTATTCATCTTTAGATTTCTTAACATAAGTATCTAATGCAACTTGCTTACTATGTCCCATTACTTTATTATCTTTCTCCAACTCTTCTTTCATATTACCATATTTAGAACTTAAATATATTTTTCTTAAAAGAGTAGTACTTATTTTTTTCTTCATGTATTTTTCACTATATTTAAGTAATACCTTACTTAATTCTATTCTAGTTAATGGTTTACCAGTTGATGTCTTAAATAAAACTCCCATACCATTCATCTTCAAATAATATCTTAATATCTTTCTTAAATTTGGATCTTCAATTGGTAAATCCAATTCCTCATACTTTTTCGCAGTTTTATATTTATTCAATACAAAATATATTTTACCTTTAGATGGTATAACTAAATAGTTATTTTCTTTCTTTTCTTGATCACTTAATTTCTTATATTGTGCTTGATTTATTGCTTCCATACCAGCAACATCATTTCTAAAAGGCATTCTCGCATATATATTAAATAGTGTATAAGCTTGTAATAATTGCATTTCTTTTTTAGAAATATTATCTTTGCTCTTTTTTTTTAAAGGTTTTAATTCATCAGCCATCTTATTTATCATCTCATAAACCTCTTCTATTGTAGAAAAGTTCTTACTTTGTTTTTCACTTATAACACCGCTCTTTTGCTCCTCACTATATTTATCATTTAATTCATCTCTTAATTTTCCATATTCTTCTAATAAATCATCATATTTCTCCTTATCATTAAGTGCCATTAATAGTACAACTACAGCATTTAATATATTGCGTTGACTTAAATAATGGAGATCACTTAATTTATTCATAACATCTTCGGGTTTCTTTAAAAAGTCATAATTATCAGTATCATATATTTTTTTGAGTTTCTTGAGATTAACTACATATTGTTTTACTGTATTTGGTTTTAAATTAGGGCGAGATTTAGAAATATCTTCAGTTGGATTTTTACTATCAATAGACATATTTATAATATAATAATAGATTATTTTTATATTATAAAAAACAAAAAAAATAGATATTTTTATTTATGCGAAGTAGCACGCGAAGCGTCCATTCTCAATAGTAGCAACCTTAAGCAATTCGATATAAACACGGAGAGTATAAGTATCATCACTTAAACCGGTTGCTTTGTAGATGAGATCAATACCTTTATTATTAACTCTTTCACCTTTATTAGGTCTAACAGAATTCCATCTAAATAATGTTTCTATACCAACAGTTTTAGATGCTTGTGCGTGTCCTTCTAATGTTTCGGCAGTAATACTACTTGTTCCCGAACGCTTCACAATTTCATCATGAGTAAGCATAGGTACAGCACCTTCAGCAGCTTGAGTAGTAGCAAACTGAAGTGCCGAGTTTTTACGATCAACACTAAACTCGAATCTATCATTATATAATAGATTGTATTCTAATCCATTATCACCAAAGGCGGATGTACCATTAACTAAAGATTTTGCTACAAAGTTATTATTCGCTTGGAGACCAAAAATTGCCTTGGTGCAAAGACGACCATTACCACCAATTGGTAATGTTAGATTAGCAAAGTCATTAATATCGGTACCACCCGGACCCGCACCCGCTTCAAACTTACCAGTCCTTTTAGTAAGACGGTAGTCAGCATACTGAAAAGTTAGTTTAGGATTCTGCTGGGCGTATTTCTCCATAATATCACCATCATATGTAATACTATCATAAATTAATTTACATTCATTTTGGTTAACATCAAATGATAATGTATCAGCATCGCCATTATTTACACAGCACCTTTGAGATTTAACAGCACCCGATAGAGAAGATGTGGCATCTACAAAAGTTAAATCAATATGGACTTCATCATCTAATAGTTGACATGGAAGTTGATTGAATTTAAGGAATGGAAACAAATCACTTAAATAGACAGAATAAACTGGTGCTTCACTAATAGTTTGTGCAGATGTACCATCTTGCTCCATAAATGGTAGTAATTCAAAAGTACCAGCACCACCAGCAGCGGGAACAACTGAATTTCTCCCAATATCTATACCAATTCTTTTAGCAGAGTTAGGAGGTTTGTCCGTAGTATTTTCAGTGCGGTCATCATATACTGGCATATGAGATATACATCTTTGAGATAAAAACTGCTCTCTTTCTTTGTTATCTTCATTAGAAATAAACATAGATTGATATGCATGGAATTGGTTGTAGTCATCTACCGAGCAAACTGTTTGATTGCCAATCGTAAGCTGAGCGTTTTGGATTAACTGAGATACACCAACATTTAATGGATAGAAACCTTTAGCTACTCCAGCTTGAGGAGTTAACGCAAGAGTTATTTTAGAATTTGAATGTAGGAATCCAGCGACTCTTGACAATGTGAATCTAACTCGTCTTTGCGAGAACGTGACGGCGTCTATCACATCGGTGTGTAATTTTTGTCCATAGGAAGAAGGTATAGCACCAATTTTAATAAGGTCGGGAATACGATCACTTGAAACATCGGGGTTATCGTTCATTTTATATAATTATATATATAAAAAACAAAAAAAATAAAACATTAAAAAATAATTACATAGAAAATATTATTAAATTATCTTTAAACTAAGCAACAACTTGTACTCCCTTATCACTAGACCATGCAACAACAACTTTAGATTTAATAAATAGATAAGCAGAGATAGGGTTGCCATCAACTAATCCATTCTTCATTTGAATACTAAACTGCGAACTAGAGAAATCAACACCTTCACTATCTAACATATCATATAATACACCAACACCATAAACAGCACCAGTATCGGGTATAAATCTATATCCAGTAACGGCATTTTGATTACCAGTAAAATTGCGATTGACTGTAAGTGGAGAAGCGGAAGTCCTCGTATGGTGCTGCTCCGGAATTATGGAATTAAGGAAACCCTTAATAACTTGAGGATCAACAACCGTAGTAGCATTTGTAGTTGTATCATAAACAGTCTCAACCTCAAAAGAACTTGGAAAGCGTTCACCATTACGGAGGAAGGAGATGGTTTCTAAATTAGCAATACCACCATCACCAGTACCAGCTGCATTAGGTTTTAGTGTAGGCATATAAGTAAGGAAGCCGTCTTGTGATAAATTGTTAATAAAACTTGATGGAACAAAATTCACAAAAGCACCAAGAACTTTTGATAATCCAAGATTGTAATTAATAATGGAATTACTTGCTTCTAGAGTTGAGAAATATGAAGTGATTGAGTTAAAATCTAGAACACCGCTATCAGGAGATTTAACACCAGTTTCAACTTCACATGTAACTTCAACGTTACTCATTTCATAAAAACAATTAGCAATATTGGTTGTGGTTGCATCACTTGAATAAAAGAACTGACTATCGGGGGCAAGGTGGATTTCAATTTCTAAAGGGACTTTATCAAGGGGCAGTTTAGAAACCCCGAGGGTGAGTCCGGATGGTAGTGGAATACAGAAAACCGAGTTAGTACTATTACGAATTACATTATCACGATATGCTTGATAGTTAGGCATAATTAAAGCAGTTTTTGATAGATGTCCGGCTGTATCTTGTGTACCAGCCATAGTAGGCATATATGAAGCCATAAACCTTCCATAATGTCTTATGTGTTCTATAACTTGTTTAGTCTCGGCGTGTCTAAAAACCAGTTGATCTATTGCTGAATAAATTCCTAATTTGTGTGAACCTCTTAATTCAGTAGCATTAACACCGGTAGGATGAACAGTCCCAGCAGCATCTCTCCATATATTTAAATCACCCGAAAGACGAATAGAAGATAAATCTACCACAGCATCTTGGCGACCAAGAGTAACAGTAAGGATTGGATTACCACGGGCAAACGACACTTTTCCCGAGGCTGGGACGTTATTTGGTTGGATGTTAAGGTATTTTTTTGACATTTTATATATATACATATATAAAAAATAAAATAAAAAATAAAAATAAAATACATAGAAAATATTTACATTTTTATTTACAATGTAACTGTTACACTATCACCTTTGATGCTTATACGGCGTAAGTGGAATAGGTAACAGTATAAGAGTTTATCTTGTGTTGGAGGTTGGTCTACACCAGCAGCAGTAGTTTCTCCATAAAATAACTGGATTTGATTGGATTTATTATTGAGATTTGCTACACCATCATTTAATGCATAAGCACGACCAATCAAGAAATTACGGTTGTAATCAACAAAAGATCTAGGAACTATTTTAGCTTGATTAAGTGCTTTTTCTAATTCAATTAAAGGCTGAGCTGCAACTGAGACCCCCTTATTAATTTTAGATACAACTATAGGACGAGAGGGGACTAATTTATCGTCTACGACCATTTGGTAAGATGTCAGTCTATCTATTATTCCACATTGACCACTACGAATAGAATGAAGTTGTCCATCCATAGCAGTTGTTTCTTCTTCATATGTTTCTTGAGTTCCAGCCATTAGAGCGGGAGGAGATAAAACAGTAGCATCCGTAGGCATAACAATCATAGATTTAGCACGAGTATTAGATACTGCTAAATTTATAGTTGCATTACGATTCGATTTTAAAAGTGAATGTTTATAATTAGTAACACTTGGAATATCAATTTCAATTGAGCCACCATCTCTCATTCTCTTCATCATACCAGCTTCATATTGTGGGTCTAAACCAACTTGCTGACAAACAATAGCACAATTAGATATTTCGGTGGTTGCTGCGTAAGATGTGGATGCAGCGATAATTTGTGTCGTTAAATCACCAACTTGAACTCTCTTGGTATCGAGAGTAGCACTAAATATAATGAAATTATTAGAGGTTGCTTCAACACCAGTACCAGTATTGCTATTTTGGAACTGCTCACATGTAATTCTTACATAACCATCAGCCACTTCAATATTATCAATCTTGGGATGCCCTTGCGCGCCAGTAGCAGTTAAGGTCAAGGCACATTGAGTTAGGGGATCATCAATCTTACATATACCAATTCTTTCACCTTTTACAAAAGGGCAATTTTCTACTGTTCTCATATTGTTTTGTAATCCTAAATATATCTCGGTGCGGTTAGTAGCATTATTAATCGATAGAGCAAGTCCATCTTTATCTACACCATGAAAGATGGGGTTTTGTTTCATACGACGATTACGATTAACACTATCTAACTGTTTAAGATATCTTGCGGGGTCTTCCAAATCCACTTCAACAAATAATCCATCAGTCATTAAAACTGGAAATATTTTATTACCACCATCAGCAAACATTCCGCAGTGTATTGGAAGTGATAATTTAGCAGTTAAGAAATCATCAGTAGTCCCCCAGTCCCGGGTGGCTGGTACAGTCCCGACTGGTTTATAATAAGGATTAGATGATAAATCAATATTGTTAGATACCGATGTACCAAGTGTTCCTCTATTTTCAACTGTATTAATTAATGAACCTTCTTTTAATGCTCTTAATTTTCTCATACTATCATCTTGATTGTATGAATATTGCATTTGGACTTTAGCATTGTAGTCGCTAATTTCTTCCAGCAAAACGGAGCGATTTCCACTATAGATCCTTAAATTTTTGACTACGGATTGACCGCCGATAAAAGGATCTAACTGAAGGCGGGTTGGAGAACTTCCGGCTGGAAGACCTATTTTAATATCGAATTGTAAATATGAATTTTTACCATCTAAAAATTTTACTGTTGAGGGGATTTCAAAATCGACCCTTCTGCCACTTTGTCCAGCCGTACTAGAATACGACAATCCATTTGTGGACGGAACAGAAACTTGTGTTTGTGAAACTTTGATTTTATCATCATTACGCCAAAAAGAACTCATTTTATAATATACTAATATAAAATAAATCTTAATAAATAAATTTAAAAAAAATAAAAAAAAAAATAGTATTTAATTACTTCTTGCAACTTCGGTTGTTATAGCTTGAGTTCCTCCTAAACTTCTTGCTTGTGATTGGATGTCTTCAGTAGTTTGCTCTTTTTTCTTATCACTTGCATCGATATCACCAGCTAATTCTAAACCAGCACCAACAGCACCTATACCAGCACCAAGAATTTCAGCACCAATACTCCATGGTGTAATACCACCACTTACAACTCCACCAACTTCTAAAGCACTCCCAGCAATATTCATAAGATTACCAACACGAGAATAATTATTCGAACCAAAAACATCCATACCCGATTTACCACTAGCTAAAGCAGCAATATCTTCACCAGCATCTAATATTCCACCAGCACCAGCAATTAACGCTTTACCACTCGTCATAGCAGCACCTTTTAATGCAGTTCTACCAGCATCTAGTGCTAATCTAGCACCTTCACTACCAGCTTCTAGTGCTTCACTACTTTGTGCTACATCTTCACCAACCGTAGTAACCGTTGCAGCAGCACCCTCGCCTTCTATTAGAGTATCACCAGCAGCGGGTAATGCTGCTGCGGATGCTTTTTGTGCTAATTTTTTCATCGCTGACCCACCAGCTTGAACTATACCAGTTTTAGATACAATTTTACCACCGGATGTACCAATACTTAATAAATCCTTTTGATTTTTAGAAGCAGCAGCACTATCTAATTCAGTTGTTGCTAAATCTAAATTTTCTGCTAAAGTATTATTAAAATCTTGTGTTGCTTGATTGTTAGCTCGAGTTTGAGATGTTTGACTATTTACTTGTGCTATTGATCCACCACTTGAATACAAATCCATTTTTATAATATATAAATATAATTTAATTTAATTATAATTAAAATAATTTTTTCTCACCTTCAGCGATTTTAGTTTCAAATCGAATATAAGCTGTTGCTGGATTAGTTTGCATATCTAAATATAAAAATGAAAATGGTTCATCTTCAATTGCTCTTTTATATAAATCCATAAATATATTAGGGAACATATCACCATATTCTTCAGCAATCTTTTCTAATTCTTTTGTGTTTTGTTGTTTCATGATAATTACATCAGTTGCATTATTTCTAATTAATCCACTAACAGCCCTAAATGATTGTGTTGTAAATCCTAATAGACCAATACCATAATGGCGAAAACGAGTTGCTAAAAATGAGACGGCGTTAGTTTTCTTGAAATCTTTTGTTAAAATATCATCTAGAAAAATTGCTACTGACCCCCTTTCAAAATCGTCCAATTTCTTTTGACTTTCAATTATATCAGTAATCATTTCATCAGTATAGTGGTCTTCACAATCAAAATATTTATTTAATAATTTGCCCTTTGGGTCAGCGTTTAATGTATTACTTATAATCTTAACACTATCGAATTTATCTTTGTACATGTCGGGATTGCATAATAGATTTACAAGTAGATTACTTTTACCTTGTTTTACACTACCAACAATTAAAAGTAGTGATGGCGGTTGTGGTAGATGTGGGTGTATATCACCGAATCTATCATCGGGGTCGGGGTCTTTTACTTTAAATACCTTAGGTGGTGCTTTCTCCATTTATATATATTATATATTATTATTATTTAATTTATTTTTACATATTTCAAAATATTCTTTTTCTAATTCAAAGCCAATATATTTACATTTTAATTCTTTACATGCTATACCGATTGAGCCAGTCCCCATAAATGGGTCTAAAACAACTCTATCTTCACTAACTATATTTTGTAAAATATGTTTGTGTAAATCTACTGGTTTTTGTGCTGGATGGTCTTTATCTTTTGCCTTAACAACTTTATATTTAAATATGTCGCCAGTCCCACATTTAATAGGTTTCATTTGTTTTCTTTCTCCACATAAAATCATCTCATGTTGATGTCTAAAAGTATAACCTAAACTACAACTTATTTTGTCCCATACAAAACATCTCATCTTTTTAACAAAAGGATATAGATGAATATAAAATAGAGGGTAGCTATCACTATTGCAATATATCAAAATTATACCATCATCTTTTAAAACTCTATCTATTTCTTTTAAAAATACTTTAAAAAAACCTTCTAATATACCCATCTCACTTAATGTTTTATTATATTTAGTTAGTGTTTTCGAATGCTCAGGTGGTATATAAGGAGGGTCAGTATATAATATATCTACGGATTTGTTCGGTAAATCTTTTAGTAAATCTAAACAATCACCATTTCTTAAATCCATTATATTAAAGTAATATATAAAAATAAACTATTAATTTACCACATACTCCATCCTTTAGAGATTGGTGTTTCTTCTTTTTTTTTTAACATTTCTAATATTTGTTTGAGTTCACTTTTGATACACACTACATCAACTTTTATTGTATTAAGAGTTTGGTTTATAGAGTGAATGTCTTGTTTGACTTCTTCTATCGGTTTTGTTACAAATGGGTTATCGCTCATCTATATAATAAATTCAATATTTTAATCATCAAATTAAAATA